CCCTGAGTCGAGAGGAACCAGTGCAAAAGTGTTGGGGTAGTTGCGGACGCCGCACCAGTAACCCAAAGATCAATATCAATACCGGTGCAAAGAAATTGATAAGGTGCTGGAATCTGGAACCCAAACAATGCGTAGTCTGTTACTGCACCTGCAACTGCTGCGAATTGGAATTTACCTCCAAGAGTTGCATAACCTGCTGCAGTATTGGATAGAGTTGCTGATGCAGGTTCTGCTGAGTTTGCAAATTGCTCTGTCTGTGCAAAGGTTGTTGGATTGTAAATACCATCTAAACCAAGAATAGCTGCATTCGTTAGCCAGTCAATGTTATAGTTAGTATCCAAAGCACCCACATACGCATCAGTGACGTGCATTTGAGGAGCTGCTGCGGGTGCTACACCTGAAACGTATACACGTGCAAAGTAACCAATGTGTGATACACCCAAAGCTCTTGGCTGTGTCAATGGAATCTGGAGAGTGCGCTCTGCGACAATCAAACCTGTTGAAGAGTCTTGCACTGTGAAGATGATAAAATCATCGTCAATTAACACATCCCAGATGTAATATGCAGTTGCTGACAAACCAGTAATCGCTGTTGTAGTGGTATCTACAGAATTGAAAGTCATTACACCTTGTACGACGCCAGCTGTAGTGACTTGGAAGTATGCACCTACTGTATTAGCACCGTTAAATGTTGCAGGCTGTCCAAAACCGATTTCCATAACAGCATTTGTTTGAGGAATCATTCGTGCTCGAGAGCGGTGTTGCAAAGGAGCTCTTGCTTGTTTGGAGAACCGTTTATTAGATGTAATCAGATAACCTGTATTGATGGTTGTGATAGCACCAGAGTTAATCAGCAAACCTTGTACGTCAGCCTGCGTGGCGGTCATCGTAGTATTGTTGACTGTGAGTCGATTAGGTGCAGAGACTACAGTACCTTCGAAAGGTTCATAGAACAAAGGTGTAAGGTAACCAAGAGACATCGAACCAAGACGATCTGTACGCAAATGCCTTGCATTGCTATCGTTCATACCCGCGAGAAGAAGTGCTCTCTGATTGGTGGGGATAGCTTCACCGTGTTTACGTGCGAGTTCAACACCTTCTGACCCATAATATGAAAAGCGAGCTGCCTTAGAAGTTGGATCGACTGTGAGGATATCTGATGTTGCGCCTGAGACGATTTGTGCCATGATAAATCCTTAAACCATGAAGTAGTTGAACCGGCGTACACCAGTTACGAATGTATTAGTTGTGATTGCAGCTTCTACAGAGCCAATACTGGAAACACGTGCTGCGCAATTGAATCCATCCATTTCAAGTTCATCAGCCATCAGACCCAATGCACTAACATCAGCACTTGCAACCATGACTACTTTCTTAGTTGTAGCTGTTGCGGAAGCGTCGGTAATGAAGAATTTCTTAGCTTGTGTTGGCACAGTTCCAAAATCGAGGTCTACTGAAGTAATAACCAACCCACCACCACCAAATGTTGTGTTGGGAAACGTTACAGTACCAGTAGTTTTATCTACAACAAGAGCGGTGTTAAACGTAGAACCGTCAGGCGACACTTTAAGTGTAAAGTTATCATCACCGATCAAACCAAATTCAGCACGGCCTGAAAACGCATCTTGGAACAAGAATGATGCAGTATTCGCAACAGCTGCTTTATTCAGCTTTGTTTGGATGCTTGCACCGATGTTATTGAATAACACTGCTGAAGTATTGACGAGTAGTTTGTTCGTCGTATCTGGTGTCGCGTTAATACCAAGTGCTTGTGGTGTAAGAACAAAACCTGTTGCTGCTTGTGCAATAAGTGCTTGGATAGGGCTTGAACCAGTTGAAGTCACTTGCAGCGTGAAATCATCGTTACCCAGAAGACCCATTTCCGCTCTTGACGAAAAATTGTCTTGCATCAAGAGCGAAAGGGTTGCAGCGGCCGTTTCCTTAGAAAGGGTATACTGCATATTACTATTACCACCGGCCGCAACAGTCTTTGCAGCGAATAGTGCTTTATTAATAACCATCGAAACAGGGTTAGTCGCATCGGGGTCAGTATTAACCCCGAGCTTTGGAACTTGAATACCCTGTTTCGCAATTTGCATTTATTCTACCTGCTATCTTAGTTATAAGTTATTAACCAAGGACTGTTGCGCGAAGAGCGTTTGCAGCAGGGGCGGCATCAAACAACGCTGTTGAAGTATTTACTGATGTATGCTGCACTTCGGTTGACACTTCACGAAGTGAACCAGTAAGTTCACGCAAGGTCGTGACAGTATCAGTTGTGTTCAGGTTATGGGTGATTACAATTGAGGTGGACGAACCATCACCGACGTTAACACTGAATCGCTTCAAAGCTCCAGACCAAGTTTTAAGCTTAAGAGGTGATACAGCAATAACATCGAGTGTACCAGCATCTGTTTCAGCCTGTGTTGCAGTACGAATCGTACCTGAAGTGACTTCAGATGATACCGGTGCTGAGGTGCCGAATGCTGTAAACACCGGCGAGTTAGTACCCAAAACACCGTTGACCTGTGTTTGACGATATGTCACACCAGCATCTGTACCTTCGTCAACAGTTACCACAGCAGATTCAAGTTTGTCAAAGGTATCAGCATCTGTAGTACGAGTTGCAGCGACTGCAGCACCGTTCCAAAGGTAGATACCCATTTCCGTGGTGGTTGTTTGACCACGTGCAAGGAAACGATCGTTGGCTACCATAGTGATACCGTTAATCGTAGCACCAGGAGCAGAAAGAGTAATGTTTGTACCAAGAGCGACACGCACGTTATCTTTCCATGCGAGGCCTTGGATAAGAGCATTCATCTGCTCGAATACTACCGGCTGACCAGCAGCGACTGCAACAGCCAAATTAGTAATGCCATTACGGTTTTCAAAGTCTAATGCACGTTTGACTGGTACTGCCATGGTAGTCTCCTGATATTAGTTAAGAACAATAAGCTTCACCCGCAAAAGGGATGTCGAATGTAAGTTGGAGTGTATTTGCGTTCAAATGCTGGATATCCGGCGTTAACACACCAATCCCGCCAGGTGTTCGTACAGATACATGCGGCTTTCTTGCGAGATTGTGTGCTACCGTCCAAGTGGTTGCTGCAGTTGATTGTGTGAAAGTATATGTTGAATTGCCGCCGCTTAAAACCACTGGACCTGCGGTGATCGCACTTACAGGTGAAATACTCGGACCGAAGGTTACTGGAGCGCTGGTAACCCCTTTACGCAGTTTACGCTGCTTAACTCTTGCTTTGGATCGTGTTGCAAGAATTGTTACCATGTATTATTCACCGTATTACCATCGCAACACTCAAGGTTCAGAATGTAGAACACAACATCTACATCTGACGGTGGTATATTCACTAGAACTTCTCCAGTGTAATCACCATATACACCATCCATCACACTATGATCGGCCTTCAGCGCAATGATGTTACCTGAAATCGTGATAGTACTAGCAGCAGTTGAAAAGGTGTAGGAAGTCAAAGTACCATCGCCGGACGTTTTTGTTAGCGTGCACTTCGCCTGAGTACCATTAATGAAATTATAGGGAGTTCCATCGAGGTTCAAAACCGGAAGACTAAGGTCGAAGTCTTCACTGCGATACTTGAAGAGGTCCAATTCGATGATGTCTGGTGAAGCCATTTGTCAGATCACTGTCCCTTTTTCCCATTATACTTTGGAACAAAATAAAAATCAAGAGGACTCTATTTTATTTTTGTCGGTCGGAATGTTTCAGATTACTTACTATAATACTTGGTCGCAGAAGTTGCAGTAAAGATATTCCGAGTACCTGCTGGAACAGAGAAGCCTGCATTCGTCGCAAGAGCATCGATGGAACCACCGACTGGTGGGTAAATCAATAGAGCATTTGCACCTGCATTCGCTACAAACGTGTCTTCTCCTGGCTCAGGTGTTGGAAGAATTCCGCCAGTACCAGCTGCAACAGTGGTGAACTCATTAATTGAATTGGTCAATGCAAGCGCCGTAGCTTGTGTAGTGCCTGCAGCTGTAAGCCCTACAGCAATAGCTTTTTTGGCGACACGCCCATTCGCCGCTAAAATCTTTAAACCTGTGAAGAATGTAGACCCGTCGGCACTTACTTTCAATGTGAAATTATCATCGCCCGTAGTACCGAATTCCGCGCGACCGGAAAAACCTGTTTGGAATAAGAATGACGCAGTATCAGTAAGGGCATTCTTATTCAACTTTACCTGAATACCGTTACCGATGTTATTGAGTAAGATCGCGGATGAATTTACCGAAAGCTTATTTGTTGCATCAGCAGTGGCATTGACACCCAGAATAGAGAATGAACCAGTTGCACCATCTGGGCCCCATGCTGATCCATTATAGGAATAGTACGCTGAATCAGCGACACTCCAAATACGCCAACCAACCTTAGGGATACCAAAGATCCAGCCGCCGCCATAAAAGCCTGCAACATGGTTTGTATGCCCAATCCAAGCACCAGTCGGACTTGCAGGTACAAGATACCTGTCACCTTCTGTAGGAGATCCGGGTGGTGTAGTAATCACACGACTAATAACAGCTGCATGAATTAACATATCCAGGATCTGAAGACCTGCATTATGCGTTACATGCTTTTGTGACTGCGCGGCATCAATGTTTGGCAATACCAGATTTGCGGTAGTAGTCATTATTTAGCTCCCTTATCTTTACCAACATCGCCAGCCTGATCAAATGTAGGTGTTGCTTTCTCGAGTCCAATGAAGTGCCTTGCTTCTGGAATGGTAATAAAAACATCACCCAAATCTTTCTCGGCTTGTGAAGGATCTTGCGTTTCTCCAGTCATAGGTGCTGGCACAGGGAATGCTTGAGCCTTCGTTTTAGGTTTGTTCTTAGCATTCTTAGATGCTGGAGTACCTTCGATACTGCCCGGTTCTGAGCCAGTTGCGCCCGGATCAATTGGTTGCTGAGTACCTGGAATGACTTGTTTAGTGTTAGCATTCTTAGCACGTGTTTGGTTATCGGTCAATGCACGAGACAAATTAACAGCAGATCGAGCTTGCTGTGCTCGAGCAGAAGATTCCTCAAGTGGTGATAACCTGAATGCAGTAGGCCAGTCAATCGTAATCTTAAGGTTCTCTGGCTGTGGGAGAACCCCAGCTTCTGTAAGCATTTTAATAAGAGGCCACAGAATAATCGGTTCTGCAAACAACTTACGGCGCTCTTCAATACGCTCAGCCCAGTTTGCACGATCTTGAGCAGACGCAAGTTGACCGGCTTCAGCACCAGTCATAACACGTTGTGGAAGGCCTGACGCACCTGCAAGCAATGCAAGAGTAACGTCAAATGCTCCTCGAGGATCAGGAGAATTTTCACCAAGGCTCTTAATTTCTACTCCGCGTGTACGAATCCAACGGCGCAGCTGATGTTGGTATTCTTCCAACTCATCGGTAAGAGCCTTCTCATCATCAGGAGTGAGATCCATCTCTTTATCGATGTTTGCCTGCATACCACGATTACCAGATAGCCAGTATGTTTCCGCAGTACCGCCTGAGATCTTTTCCATATCGTCAAGTCGATTGCTCAAACGCTCAAGACGTGGACGACCGATCAGAGTATCTTCTAGAGCGCCTTCCGCAATATGCAAACAACGAGAGGCATGAACTCTAAAGGAAGCTTGGGCAATAGTAGGTTGTCCTGGAACAGCAGGCTGATTAATAAAGGGCTTTAGGTCGTAAAGCTCCGGCATCAGAAAACGAGGATCTGAACGCTCACCTACAACCTTTACAATGTGTGCTGCAGGCTCAGAATACGGCTGAAAGTATAAAACCTCTCGTGGTGTGGTGCTCGAGCCCCTTGAAATAGGCTTTTCGTAGTTTGCTTTGAGGCCTTCCCCTGTGAAGCCAACAAACAACACTGAATAACGACCCAAACCAGCTAGATTATCGAGGCGGTTAAGAACGAAGAAAAGATTATGGCGTTGTATCAAGTTATTCCAGGCGATATTCCAAGATTCATCAGTTGCTGTAACCGTGGGTGGGTTACTCCAAATTGCTGCTGATGGCGCTTCAAGAAGACGTGCTGCAATGTCTTGACGATGATACTTTGCAAGGAGGTCATCAAACCTAAGTACTTTTGAATATCCGAATACGTCATAGAGGCTTCGTTTACCACCAAACGACATGCCTAATACGTTTGCTAGACCAGACCTTTGTAGGAGAGATGAGAGTGCTTTCATTGGACTTGCCATATTCTCGAGCCTTTCTTAATGTATTCCAAACTTAGTGATGCCTTCCGAAAGTAATTCCGGATGATTTCTTTGCAAAATGTCCCTTATTCGGGATAATTATTCCCGAATCGGTACGCGTATAGCCGCTTCCCATTCCTCGACCCCAGATTGCTGATAGTGTACGCTTACCCACTAGTTTCTCGTAACCAGCACCCACAGTATCAATTTGATCATCGTTATGTCCATGCGGAAACGATGTAAACTCATCTACAAACGCTGCATTCCAAGTACCTTTAAGTAAGTATACTCGACCAGCCTCGCACGCAGCTAAGAAAGGCTGCGCCCGTACAAGCTTATTCGTTACAACCGGTACTTCCTCAACGTCGTATTCCGGAAGAACAGTCTGTTTGTACATATGGATTAAGGATTTGCCAGCAGATCCGGGTTCTTGCTCGATATAAATCTTGGTATTAACACCGTCTGCAAGTGCGGTAGCCCTAACTTGTGCTTCCACTGATCCAGGACTAAGTTGTTTACGAACAACGTTGCATATGTACGTTTCTTGACGCTTCCTAGAATAGCCTAGCAATGATCCAACAGTGTAGTCACCACCGTCGGCCGTCGCTGCAAGATCCCAAACCCTGACAAATGAAATATCATCTTCCGGCGGCAGTCTATCGACATATTTGAGCCAGGTAGGATCAGTGAGTGCAGAGGTATCGTCTCGAGGATCCTGTTGGAACATACCATTATAAAAGAAAGTACCTAGGAGCGCTTTGCGTTCTTGCAAAGCAGAAAGTGGATAGCGCTCAGGGAATAGGGGTTCACCAACCGCCCTACCGAGAGCATCGTTTTCTTCTGCTTCTGCTGGAAGACGTATGTATTCCCAATCACCTAACTGATCCTTAGCACGGAGGATACGCCCAATTAAGTCATCATGATGCCAGCGGGTTGCAATAATGATGCATGTACCACCAGGCTCAATACGTGTAAACGCAGTTGTTACGAACCAATTCCAGATGTAATCGCGATAAGTAACACTATACGCTTCTTTGATTTCCTTGATATAGTCATCGATCAGCAGAATATCAGCACCACGGCCTGTAATTGGACCACCGATACCGATAGATCGCATCGATCCACCTTGTTCTGTCATCCAGTTAGAGACTTTAGAGGAGTCTCTGCGGATCCGAGAGGTCAAGATCTTGGGGTTGTTGATAATTGTGTCACGCACTTCACGGCCAAAGTCTGCCGACAACTCACCACCATATGTTGTAAGCACAACTTCTTTGTTCCCAAAGCGTTCATGGATCCATATTGGAACCGTTCGTGTAATCAGCTGTGATTTGCCATGCCTAGGAGGTGCTGAAATAATAAGACGTCCATTTCCCTTCGAAATAGCATGTGCTACTTTGGCGGAGATGTATTGGAGATGCTTTGCAGGGATCCAATCTTTATCCAATTTCACTGCAAGTGTTGCAGGAGTCAAGCGATAGTTACTACCTAGCGCTCGAAGTTGCTCTTCTGCAAACATTTACTTGATGGCCTTTTCTTCGTTTATCGGGACAGAACTAGGTAGGTGCGAGTAGGTACTGGGTGTTCAATGTATGTGGGATTCGATCTAACGGGAGTTCATCTTGATGATCAATTCCTGAGCTTTGAAAAGGGAATCAGGATCATCAAGAAGTTCTTGGATTTTGGAATCGTCCTGGAAGCTCTTGGATTCTTCACCAGCCCCTTTAGCAATAGAACGAAGTGTTACTTCTAGGGATGCATTCTTAGGAGCATCTGCATCACCTGAGCCAGCCCTAGCGGCTGATGTCAAACCAACTGACTCACGCTGAACAGTAATCATGGTTTTGAGCATATCGAGAAGGTCTTTTGACTTGATCTCGTTAATGAGATCAGGATCCTCAAAACGAGCCATTAAAGCCTGGTTCGCTTTGGAGATGATAGTCTCGGCAATACGGAAGTGAGATTGCTCTACTGAATATACCTTTTGCTCACGCCATTTACGATATGCCGCAGCGATAAATAGGTCATACGCTTTAACACGTTGATGCCAGCAATAAAGAATCGCGGTTTCACGAAGCGTTTCAGCGCGTTCATATGTTGAGAGGCCATTCTGTGAAGGATAAAGCTCTGCAAGAGAGTTTAGATCACGGACTGAGATTTGAATAGATGCACGATCCGAAGCTTTGGAATCTACCGAGCCAGAAATAGCGTTCGTAACATTAGCATCCAAAGTCGGCATATCGACATAGCGTTGGAAGTCAATATATGCGTCCCCAGGCTCCCAAGCGAACTGAGACCAGAAATGAGCACCTGACTCAAATGTAGGAATGCCTCCATCATATTGAATTGGGACAGATGCTGCTTGAAGAATTGCAGTACGCTGTTCTGGAGTATAAGTATTCAGGTCAGTTGGGATGATATCAGGACGATAGATGTAGGTTGGAAGACCAAGATCATTAGTTGGAATCTTAGCTGCTTCAGCCTGATATACCGAAGCCTTGGTTTTCTTTGATGAATCTCGCTTTGCAATGATATCATTAGCAACAGCAACAACTTCACGGCGAGATTTGACACGCTCTTGTGCTGAGTGAAGTTCTTCGAATGTAAGATTACCCGGCAAATCTGGAAGGTCAGAACCGCTCGAAGTATCTTGAACGCATTGCAGATCGTCCATGGTACCACCTTTGACAATATAATATATAAGTCGAACACGGAAATCAATAGGGAATCTTTTAGAGACCATCATTTTATTGGTTCTGTGTTAAGCGATGCGTCCTGAACACCACTCTACGGTTCTACACAATGTAATCGGATCGATGACTAGGAAAACTCAAGCTCAAGCTCAAGCTCAACTTGAAGTGCTTCATAAACTAGTTGCTTTGGAGAAGTACGTCAAAACACCGAACACTGTGTATTAGGTGAAAACTATTGCTAAGATGAAATGTGTGCCTGCAGGTTTTTAGTAAAATTTTCTAGGATTATAGGACTCTGAGTGACGCTAGGACTCAAGTCCTACAATCCGTAGGTGAAAATTCCTCGACTAGGAGTAATGAGCTCTAATAATTTAGCTTGGCAGCCAAGCGAAAATAGCTGTTGCGTTATAAATGGAGTTGATCTATATTTAATACATAAGGAAGTGAGAGTAACAAACGATCACGAACTTATATAAGTAACAACAACCAACCAAGGAGAACTATCATGTCTAAGAAGAACACAAAGACCATCGAAGCAACGGAAGCTATCGTTGCTCCACAGACTAAGGTAATGCCATCGATGGAGGAACTCGAGTCTAAAGGTCTTAAGACTAAGTCAGCAGTGATCAGGTACCTCGACAGTGAGGGCCACTCTCGTTCAGCGATCGCTAAGTTCTTGAACATTCGGTATCAACATGTACGGAATGTCCTTACACAGCCTCTTAAGAAGACTGTGATCGAAGTAGAGACCAAGTAAGTACAACTACTAATGGTCAGACTACTTCGATGGTTCATCATAGGTCTGGTAGTGGGTCTAGTAACGATCCCTACCATCCTATGGACTATCGATCAAGTTCGCGAGTCCAATAAACACCCTACTAATATAGGGACACAACAGCAGAGTCCATTATAATGGTGTAGTGGACTCACTAACAACCAACTGGGATGACAATCATGTCACACACACAACCAGACTCTTTCTACACGCACGCATCGCCTAGTCATAAGAAGGGGCTCACGGTTAAGGACGCAACAGCCCTTCTCAAGTCCAAAGGGTTCACTCTTCGATGGACTGGAGATGACTACCGCCTATGCCCTAAGGGTGAACCAGAGGAGGTCGCCTACTACACGGACGATCTTCAG